CTACTTTGACGGCTTCGCGGTCGCTCCGATCCTCCTGTAAACCCTCTTCGTGATTTCCTGCTTGCTGTGCCCCAGCAGCAGGCTTGCATCCCCGATATCGAGGATTTCCGACGCCGCTTTAGGCCGAATATCCCGAAACTGAAACCCGGCGATCTTGGCTGCTAGCAGTGGGTCGCCCTGGTCGATTGCCTTCAGTCGAGCCTTCTCCCTTGCCTTGTCCCAGCGCAAGCGCAACATCCCTTTCGTCATCCGTTTTCCATGCCTGTTGATCAGCAGGTATTTGGATGGATGGCCGACATTCCTTTCAGTTATCTCCCTGACCAACTTCCCAAGACTGTTTTCCCCCGATTCTGTGCGCATCAGGATCCTCAGCTTCTGCCCGGTTTTCCCTTGCGTGACCAGAAAGTAATCACCCTCAGTGTCATCGCTGCGCATGATGATCACGTCAGCTGGCCGCTGGCCGGTTAAGTAGCCAAGGTCCATGGCTTCCTTTAGTTCAGGCTCTGCCATACCGTAAACCGCATCCCAAACCACCGCATTGGCGTAGTAGTCGCGTGGAACTTCTTTATTTTTCCTTACGCCTTGGCAAGGGTTCTCCCGTTCGGTGAGCCCCCACTCGCGAGCCATATTGAACACATGTGACAGAAGAGCGATCTCCCTATTGGCTCGAACCTTGGCCGTTCGTGCATCGCGATAGCCTGCGATGTTGGCTGGCGTGATCGAGTCAATGGGAGCGCTATCGAACGTCGGCCTGAGTTGTTTGAGCTCTGCCAGGTTGTCGGTCTGTGTCCGAGCACCCTTTTTCGGAATGACATCTCGAACATAGCGGTCAAAGATGCCCTTCATGATTGTCAGATCACCAGGTTTATCTTTGGCCTCCAGTTCTGCCCATTTGAGTCGAGCTTTGTCCAGGTCCTTACCAAGGGGGATGTCCTTGCCGGAGGCATCCCTGTAGTAGAAGGCGGTCCAGGTGGTGCCGTTCTTACGCTTCCTGGTGCGCTGGTACATGCGTGGCGGGAGGTGGCGGTATTCAGTATTGCGGGGGCGCATATCAGTTCACTCTGGAGAAGTCAGGCGTCCAAGCCGGGCGCGCCGGCGGCGGGTTTGGATCTGCGATTGTGGCGTTCACCATGCCCAGCTTCATGCGGGCGAACATCCGGCCAACCAGCGGCCGTCCGCCGCGACTCTCGACGAACACCCAGTTGCGATCATTTAGCCATTTGCGCTGATCTGATCGACGCTTGTAGCCGGTGAGGTCGGCGAGCTCGTCGTCCGACAGGATCTCTGCTTCCATGTTTACCTCCCGCCGGCCGCAGTGGGCCGCGCTGTCTTAATGATGTGAACGATGAAACCGAAGGTGATCAGCAGCCAGGCGCAGGTGCCGGCGAAGGCGAAGGCGTAGAGGATGTCGGCTGTTTCGCCGTCCTCCAGAAGGCGTGGGCCGAGCCAAAAGAACCAGCAGCCGCTGCCGACCAAGTACAGCAAAGCGCCCAGCAGTATCAGGGTGAGTTTCATAGCGAACATAGGGTGTCCTTGCCGCGCTGGGCGGCAGAAGGTGGGGTGGGTTACGCGGACCGACGTCCGCTCTCTTTCTGGCGCTCTACGTCGATCTGTTCGTAGAGGGCATCGATTCTTTTGCTTTTCCTGTCGATGGCCTGTGAGCGTTTGATGTGGCCTGACATGGCCTTGTCGTAAGGCTCGATTTGCTTGAGAAGCCGAAGTTTCTCTTCTGGGTCTTTCGACTCATTGAATCGGGCCGCAAGCCGATCGCGCGCCTTGAAATCCACACCATCCAGCGCCCGGTTTTCCTTTTGCATCTCGTCGAGAACTTCGGCGGATTGCCGTTCCCAGCGCAGATACAAAACGTCGCTTCGCTTGGGGCGGAAGAAGTGCTGGTTCCTGATCCAGGCAACCAGCTCATCCTTGGTCATTTCATCGAGAACATCTTTAGCCGCCGAGTTTTTCATGCGTGCATACCTCGCCCGCCGCTCACCGGCAGGCATTTATTGGGGGTTACATTTCGATAACAGTTCAGCAAGTGACAGCGCTGAAGTGTTTCGCCTAAAATTTGATAATCGGTCGCGCTGAGGTAGCCTAAGTATCTGAGCAGGCAGCTATTTATTGCTCGGCTATCTGGTCTGGCTACTCAATGAGGAGGTGTTTGCAGTGTTCAAGGAATACATCGTTGCAATGTTGGCCGTCGCCACATCAACATTGGTGGCAGCTGAGGAACTACCGCAAGGGCCGTTGCTTCAGCGCTTTGGTGATGCCATTAATGAGTTGCCCAAACCAGCATCGCCCCCGGAGGCAAAAGCTACTCCACGCGAACTGCACATCGAAGGCCTAGAGGCGCTCAATCACCCTGGCAGACCCGCCATGCGCGATATGGAAAAAACTGGCAATCCAAGCATCGACAACATGCATGCGCGTGATAGAGATGCCTGTAGAAGAGTTCAAGCGGCAGCATTAGGGCAGGGCAAAGGTTTGAGTTTGGTTTGTGAATAAGAGGGGGGCTACTGGGGTAATGGTGTCACCCGCTTGAACTCGACCACCCAGACCCACGGGTTGGCGTTCCAGTTGCCACCGACGGATGACCAGAGCAGTTCGAAAGACTTTCGAGGATCAGCACTGTAGGTCTCGATCCCCTCGGCGTGCCACCAGTCACCCAGTTCAGCATGATCGGTGTAGAGCCGCACACCCTCGGCCTTGGCCTGTTCTTCGCTGATGTCCTGCAACCGCTCGACGCGCACGTCGGTGATCTCCAGCAGGATGCGGCAGGCGGCACGCGGCATGTGAATGCTGGGTTTGTACTTCAGGCCGAAGTCTTTCCTTGCCTCGTCGCTGTGTGACCCAGGGCGGCAGTCAGCAGCGTAGGCGTAGCGCTGGAGCGGGCCGTCCGGGTCTGGGCGATGCTCAACACCGGTGCCGCGCAGATCAATGAAGGTCTCGCGCACCCAAAGCCGGTCGCCGGGCTGGCCGAAAGGACACTTGCACCCAGCCTCGCCATCGCGCCACCAGGCGCCAAAGATCTCTGGGCCGGCCTCTTGGTATCCCTGACGATTCGTTACAGCTACGTTGTACGACTCGGCAGTGATGGTGGCATCGACATCGGGCTGCGACTTCATTACCCGCCGCGTGACCGTCTTCCGGCCTTCCAGAATGGCGCGCACCATCGGCGCCGAGAACAGGATGGGGCGTTCCTTTATTTCAGGCATGACTTCGTCCTTGCCGCTATAGCGGCTGACTTTGAAGGGGGGAGGGGTTACAAAGAGGGGTTTATTCGTTTCAGCTCGTCGAGGCAGGCGTTATCACGGCAGATGGATAGCGATCATCGCGGCAGTTGCCATCCACGCGAACAAACAGGTGAGCGTTCCAAGACATTGATATTTTCTCCCAGGTCTTTAGTGCGGCTGAGCGAGCGCCCAATCCAGCGAAAAGCATGTTTTCTCTGTCGGTATCGTTAAATACGATCAGGTGTGGGCATTCGTCCGGTATTGTCATCGCTACCGGCTGCTCACCCCGACAAACGGCCAGGCGCTGAGCTGGGTCGAGCGAGCTGTATTCGATGCGAACAACTTCGCCACCGCCCTCTGCTGTCTTGAGTGCGGCGTCGATCTTTGCGTCAAGCTGCCAGCCCAAGAACTCGCCATACGGGTCAGGCGCAACAACTTCACGCAACAACCCCTCCAGCACATCCACCCGCCGCTCCAAGGCCTTGCGACGAGTTCCACATTCCAAAAGGCTGGCTGTGCGCTCACAAACCAGCTCATCCGCTGCGGTCAGGCGCTGTTGCATATCCTGCCCGTTGCGCAATTCTGCCTCGCGCTGCTGCTCCAGGCTTTCGACCTGTTCGTCGCGCTGGTTGAGCAGCAGTTGCAGGGCGTCACGCTCGGCGGTTACGCGGTCGTGATCGGCGCCCAGAACTACGTTGATTCGGCCCAGGGATTGGCCCTCAACGAGGCCGGCCTCGGTTACGTGGTAGCGCTTTACTTCGGACACAGTTATTTCCTTGCCGGGCCATGCCCGGGCGGTGGAGTGGGGGAGTTACGCTGCGCGTGATTGGCGTTGCTCGGCGCGCCACGGGTCATTGGCCCGAGCCAGGGCGGCCATTGGCGGCGGGCTGACGCTGTTGCCGCACATGTGCACCTGTTGGGTCTTGGTGAATGGCTTGCCGTCGGCACCGTGGCTGATGATGTAGTCGGCGGGGAAGCCCTGGGCCTTGTACAGCTCAGCCGGTTTCAGCATCCGCAGGCAGATGTCGACGATCACATAGGGCGTGCCCTTCACCATTACGGTGACCATTGCCAGGCGATCCTTGGTGGTGATCGTCGGCGCCGGCAAGTCGCAAGCGCTGATGTTTTCGGTGCCGTAGTAGCTGATCAGGAACGCAGCGACCCGCAGGGCACCGGCTTCATGTTCAGGCGACAAGGTGAGCGACACCAGCGAGCTCTTGCCGCCGCCGCCCGCCGTGATGGTCGGCGCCGGATCATCCAGGCCCTGGCCGACACTGCCGCCGAATGCCCGCTCCATGAATGCACTGACCAACGCGTGGTGCTGGCCGCCGGCGCTGACGGTGTGCAACGGGTCGTTAACATCCCGTGCATCGCAGTTGCCACGCAGGTGCACCAGGTTCGCGACTGCCAGTTGCTGCTGGCTGCCGGTGTTGGTGACTGTCGTCATGGGTTCGTGCATACCCTTGGCGTGCGTGGTGTTGAATCCGCCGTTGGCCTGGATCATCACCGCCGTACTGACGGCCTGGCCGCCGCCGCTGGCGGTAACCGTGCCGACCGGGCCGCAGATGTCGTTCACCCCGTGGGAGCGGCGCTTGTTTGCGCCAGAGCCCTCGCCGTGCCCGGCCTGGACGATGCAGGCGGAAGCCAGCGCGCGGTGGTTCTGCGTCATCAGCGTGCCCGCCGGCTGGTCTATGCCCACCGGCTTGCCTGAGTACTCCGGGCCGCCGGCCCCAACCATCAACGGGCTGATAAGTGTCAGCTCGCCGCGATTCGCGCACGTCACCGTGGGCAGAGGGTCGAGCGGGTCATTGATGCGATCGCTACCCTGGTGTGTTGCCGGTGCGATGATCGGGCTGACCACCGAGAAGGCGCCGCCCTTTGGGTAGGAGGTGATTGTGCGCAGCGGCTCATCGGCAGACTGCACTGCCTCGCCGGACCAATTGGCAATCGGCACAATGAATGGCGACGCGCTGTCGATGACGAACTTCTTCATGCCCTTCGCAACGCGGCGCAGGGTGGCCGGGGCCAGGTCTTTCTTGCGGCCGAAGATGCTTTTTCCCAAGTCGGTGAAGTCGATGCAGTCAGCGGCTGTTTTCCACTTCTGCTGGCCCTTGGCGGGGTTCTTGGCGTGGGTTGGCTCCGGCCAAACGATTGGCTGGCCGTCGCACCGCGCAATCATGAACAGGCGTTCCCGGCTGGTCGGCGCGCCGAAGTCGCAGGCCTTGATCACCTTCCACTCAACGATATAGCCCATGCTTTCCAGTAAGGCCACGAAGCGGCGCCAGGTCTTGCCGCGCTGCTTCGGGTCGGGGATCAGGAACTGCTGGCCCACCGGCACCACCTCACCAGGTGCGGCAATGTCGCCGTCCAGCTTCACCACGCGGCCGGTGGCCTTGTCGCGCTTGGCGATCAATCGGCCCCATTGCAGGATCTGTTTCACGTTCTCGAGGCTGATCACCCGGGGCCGCTTCATGCCTGCCCACTTGAGGCCGATCCACGACAGGTTGCGAATCTCGCGTTTCCGGGGCTGGCCGCCGGCTGCCTGACTGTGGTGCGTGCAGTCCGGTGACATGTGGAACCAGCCGACGGCCTTACCGCCGCATTCGGTGTCCGGATCACCCTCGAACACGTCGGTTGTGAAGTGCTGGGCGCCTGGGTGGTTAACGGTGTGCATGCTGATCGCTTGCGCGCTGTGGTTCTTCGCGACGTTTACAGCGCGGCCCAGGCCCATTTCCAAGCCGGTACCGGCACCACCACCACCGCAAAAGAAGTCGACAACGATCTCATCGTCCTGAGGGTTGAAGCCAAGTCCGTATTGGGTTTTGAAATCGAAAGGGTGTTTCTTATGTTGTGCGGACATAGGGGTTCCTCTGGAGGTATAGTCCTAGCTTTATAGGGAGAGTTATCTATGCGTTTTGCGTTGGCGATATTCGGGGCTTTAGTTTTTCTTCTCTCGCTATCCCTATCGTTTTACTTGCTCTGGATAGGTAAGTTTTCTGGCGCTGAGTTCACTGCCTTTGTTATTTCTTTTGCGGTTTTGTCTCTCGCCGTTGGGTTTGCACCTGAGATCCAGGAAATTTCAATAGCGGGGAACGTTGTAAAGCTAAAAGAAGTAAAAGCTGAGGCCGTTAAAGCAATTGAAAGCCTGAAAAAGTCACGCGTTGAGATGCTGCGTGCGTTACTTGGATTGTCCATGAAAACATCAGGGTCATTTGCTAACGAGAACGAAATTGATCCCAGGATTCCTGGCTTTTGGCGCTTGGTTGATCTTGCAGTTGAATACGATTGTCTGACTGATGTTAAAGAAGAAATTTTACTCGGGGCCTCTGCGCTGCTTAGGGGGCAGGTTGCAGTTATCAGTCAACGTAGTTCTAGTGCAGCGCTTCGTTCGGTATATGGTCTTGGGGAGATACCTGACCCTATCGAGTTATCTGCACTTGCACTTAATAATGATGAAATAGTAATCCATAGATCAAAGACTGCGGATGAGGTAAGGGCTGAGATAAAAATATCTATTGAACAGTACATGAGGCTATTTGAGCTTAAGAGGCAAATAGAAGCTTAAATCTTACTATGAGTTTGGCTTGCGTTGAGTCGCCGCCCTCCGGTTACCGGATGCAGCGAGTAGGGTGGGTTATGGGTTTGTCACGCTGGCATGTCACGCAATGCGAATATGCGCGGCAAGTTGCTCGTCGGTCATGCGGTCTGCGCCACGAATGAAGCGCGATATCAGGTCTTGCTCTTCTTCGATCTCGGTCCTGGCCATGACCCGTTTCAGCGCGGCGTCATCGCTGTGATAAAGCTTCGTGACAATCTGCCGTGACAGCAGGACAGCTTCTTTTTCCGCCTGGGTCATCTTGTCCCGCTCGCGCTGATCGCGCTTTCGTTCGGCTGGGTTCTTGGCCATGGCCTACCTCTTCTATTCCGCTGGCCGGCAGTGCGAGCCAGGTTGGCCGGCGTCTCGCGCTGACCTGTTTGTGGATTCGCCTCATGGGTGTTTGTGCGAAGGCGTGCCGGTCACTGCGACCACTCTTCGATGTTGATCTTCTTGCCATCGGCGCGGGCCTCCAGCACTTGAGCGCGGTTGATCGCTGCCTTCCAGGTGAAGCACATGCCCATGACCTTGCCGGTGGATCGCTCGACGACGTGATAGGCGCCGGTGCCCTTGTTGACTACCTGGAAGCGAACCTCTTGCACTGGCTGCTCCATGCCGATCATGGCGTAGAGGGCGGTGGTGGCGACTGTTGCGCGGACACGGAGGGCCGCGAGCCCTTCGGAGCGTTGTTGCATTGATGGGTGCATGGTTGGTCCCTCAGTGGGTTGCGTTTATTCGTCAGCAACCTGACCATCTGCCGGTTGCCGTTGGGCGCAGGGGAGGGTGCTGACGGATAAAGGCGAGGCGTAAAAAAGTCCAGTCGAAACCGGGCTTTCGTTGGCATCACGAAGACCTCCCTACGTGACAGCCTCCCAGGCCCGCTACTGGCGACGGCCTGGGTTTGAATCATCAGCGGTGGACTTGAACTTGGGGTGGCCTACCGATTGCTCGGCCAGTGCGCGGTGACACCGACGACCCAGATGCCGCTGCCTGTCAGGTTGTGCGGCGCAGCCTTCAGGCTTTCTGCGCTACCAGGGTGAAGCCGTTAATGCGGCATTGGTGCAAACCCTCCGTGCTGGGTGTGGAAAAACTTTCTGATGGGGTGCAATTTGTTTCCTATTGCCGCTGGAGAAGCGGGGCGCATTGCATGCTGGGTCATGCACTCGGTTCTGGCGTTTCACCATCGAGCAGCCGTACAAGGTTTTCCCTGTCGTTGGCAGGCTTTCGGGCCTGTCTGCTCGCCGGTCGCCGGTAGAGGCAATGCGGTCTGTTGTTTGTTGCGCTAGCTGTTAAAGAGCAGCGGGCGGTGAGGCCCCGGCGAGCCCATGTTGGGTTACTCGACGGGGCAAATATGAACTACAGGTTCACATTTAGTCAAGTACCAAAAGTACATAATTTTTTGCTGGTTCAATTTCGAGCTCATACAACGTTGCCCTGAAGGGGATTTACGACGAACCAAAGGTTCGCTATATTCACCCCTTATATGCTGGATGTATGTACAGTAATTGGCTGGGGGGGATTTCATGGCGAAGAAGCAGGCGGTACCGGCAGCACGGCAGGAAATGAGCGGCATGGCGCGCCTGGGGCTGCGCGTATCATCGATGATCAATCACCCGATCGCTCAGGAGCGGCGCGAGGTGACAATTCATCGCCTGGACACGGACGGGGACCGGGAGTGGGAAGAGGTGCTGGGCGTGATCGCGGAGACGGACGAGCTTGAGTTGACGCTCAATGACGACGGCAGCGTGACCGTGAGGTGGGAGCAGCAGGAAGTGGAGGCGGCGGGAAGGGGAGAGCTTGAGTTTGAGCCAGAAGAGGAACCGGCGCCGTTCTGACGGACATAAAAAAGCCCGCTCAGTGGCGGGCCGATTGATACCTAATGCGCGCTAATGCTAATCAGCAGGACTGCTGGGCGCGGAAATATACTTGGTCTGGGATTCTATTTCGCACTCGGCATACAGTCGCTTGCATAGCGCGTCAGCATCAGGTCTTGATTCAAAGTAGCCGCAGATGATCGGTGACCCCATTCCAGAAATCACGGTCTGGCCAAGCTGAATCGCGACCCCGATCCTTCTTTCTAGCTGGGCTGGGTACTCTGCCGGAATCAGCACCACCCAGCCATGACTGCTTCCGCTCCCGATAGGAATGGCAGGGCTGAGCTTTCCTTCACTAGAGGGCTCGACACCCGATCCGCAGTACCTGCACTTTTTGGCTTCGAGCTTGATCAGCTCGGCGCAAAATTTGCAGGGCCTGTAGCCTGAGCTATCAATTATATTGGGCTTGCCATGATTTTTTAGTCCCATGGAAATCAAGATAATCCCCGCAACTGCCGCTGCCGCACCAAGAACGCAAAGCATCATGCGCCGAGACATCAGGTCGGCATTGGCTACTCTTTCCCAATACATCGCCCCATAAGATACGGTGATATCCATAGTTAGCGCATAAGCGATAATTGCAAGACCGATTGCGCCGAGAATAACTCCAGCCATACGCATATTTTTCCCCTCCCTGTCTCCTTGAATATTCACCAGTCTACCATCCCGGCCCCGCACCATCACCAGGATGCCAAAGCCCGCGCAGTGGCGGGCTACGGATTCAGATCGGGGAGGGCAGAAACAAGAAGCCCGGCGCTGGGCCGGGCTCTGCTATTTCTTGATGGCGACTACGGCTTTGCCGGGCTTGGTGCCACCAACGATTCTTGTCGGGTTTGTATTTGTTTCAGCAGGGCTCTATTGGCGTCTGATTGTGATTTGGCTTCTTGGATAAGCTTTTCGACTTGCTGCTGATTAATCACAGAGCTTGCTCCGCCATCAAAGAAGGTCTTTCCACCTCCAAAAATGGTAGCGTTGGCACCCATGATCCCCAGTACGATTGCCACGCCAATGCCGGCCATCCAGTAGCGCTGCTCTTTATTGGCTTGCTTCACAGTACCAAACTCTATTTCAGTCCGCTCAAGAGCTGCGAGCGTGGATGCGACCGCCTTATCGTTGGACTCTATATGAGCCCGAAGCGCTTCCTTGGTCGCTATCGACTCTCGCCGCGCAGATCTTTCGCGCAATCGCATTTCGCGCCGCAAGTCGTCCGATCGCCGAACCGTATCCTGCTCCATGCGCTCGACGCGCTTATCCATCCGCTCTTCGATGGCAGACAACGTGGAGCTGAGTTCTTCGCGAGTCATGGTGGTCATGGGGTCAGTATCGCCTGCCAAGAGCTTTTTGTCATGTGCGGCTATGGCAATCTTCTTCTCCAATTCGGCTATTGTTTCCTCCTGCTTGGCGTACTGTCTCTGGAGCAGGGTAGAGGACACATTTGCCTCGGGAGCAGGATCGTCAGCCTTAACTTCCACTGTTAGTCACCTGTATCTTCGAAAGCTCATCCAGAATATCCATCTGCTTTTTTAAGCCTTTGAACTCGTCAAGCATTCTGGATCTGAATGTAGAAGGAAGGTCCGGCTCCTCGGCCATTGAAGACACTAGATTCATGATCGTTTCGGTATTCGCAATGCTTAGGGCATGTAGTCTGGATACCAAAAGCTTCAGCTTAAGCACGTCCTGGAATTGATCCGTGCGTTTATCGTCATCCATGCCATTCTCCAACGTAATTACCAAATCATCCCGCCGCGCCAAACCACGCGCCTACTCAACCTTTCCCCGAACAATCCTTCCCGCCTTAACCTCATCCGCATAACCAGCCATCAGATCCTCGACCGCCTGAAACCTGGTCGCTATCTTGATCAGCTCTTGGGCATCATCCTCATGCCCGGCTTCTGAAAGCTTCACGGCAGCCTGCATCAGATCGACACCTGACCATTTGAGCAGGGCCGCAGCCTCTTTCAGGTCGCGGCGCAGTTGCTGGTTGGGCTTCGTTAGGGACATGGGCTACACCAAGTTGGCGTTCCAGACGAGCAGCACGCGGGCCTGGATGTAGGTCTCATCAAGGAAGATGTCCTCGGCCTTGTGCTTCCGATTGTCTGACAGCATCTTGAATTTATCTTTGCCCTTCATTTGCAGGCGCTTGATGTACTGAAAGCCCTGGTACGAGAAGAAGTAGATCCCGTCGCCAATAAACTCTTTAATGCTGACATCGACCAGCAGCGGATCGCCATGCTTGATGGTTGGCGTCATGGACTGCCCCCAGCCGGTGATCATCTTCAGATGGAAGTGCTCTTTGAATTCGACGCCCATGGCGCGGAGTTGGGAAGGACTAACGCGCACGTCTTGGAGCATCTCAGGGAAGTCATGAGCGATTTCGCCGCCGCCCAAGGCTCCGCGCACGTCATAGTGAGCAATCCATACTTCGTCGCCGACCTTTCCAGGTCTGTAGGCGTCATTCACTAGAATGCCGCCAACGGCTTCAACCTCGTCGCCCTCTGCGACTGCCAAAAGCTTTCGCCGAAGTTCGTCAGGCAGCCCTTTACCAGCAAGCATTTCGCGGACTTTGTCGGAGGAAGTGGACGTACGCTCAGGGGATGCTGGGCTGACTGATGAGTCGGGACCATCACCAGATGCATGCTGCAGCCATTCTATTTTTACACCGAGAAAGGATGCAATTGCCTGCATCTTTGCCGGGCCTGGGATGGATTCACCATTCAGCCATTTGCTCGCAGCCTTGGGCGTAACTTTAGCTACTTCTGCAAGGCGAGCACCCGCACCCCATTGATCAATGCCCTTGGCGGCCACCGACTTCTTAAGGCGAGAGGCAAAAGCAGCGCGTATATCTTCTATTTGAACCATAGGTTCAATATCGCACGCTATTGCATGTACTTTCAGTTCCGACATAATATGTACCGCAAGTTCATATTTGACTCGGAGGCCTTATGCGGCCGCTTAAGAAATCGATTGATGATGCTGGTGGTGTTCCGTCCGTGGCTCTGGCCTGCGGGAAGACCCCGCGCGCTATCTACAAGTGGCTTGTTGCCGACGCGCTGCCGCGCACCGAGTACACCGGCGAAACCCAATACGCCAAAAAAATCGCAGAACTGGCTGCCGCCAATGGCAAGCCGTTCGAGCCCGCCTGGCTGCTTGCCGAGGCACACCCCAAAAAATCCGCCGCTTAACCCTTTCGAACAACCAAGGAGCCTCACCAATGGCAGATGAAGATCGCTTAAACGAAAAGCACGTCAACCAGATGAAAGTTCTGCTGGATGACAAATACCTCGGCCTTCTGGATTACGCCGCGCAAATCCACGGAACGAAGAAGTCTGTTCTGGCCCGCGAAGTTCTGAAGTCCTGGCTGCTCGATCTTGTTGGCAATTCTATCCGTGACGACCGGGCGGCCTAAAGCGAAACCGTAGGGACCCAGTAGGGACCACAAAGGGACCGGAGGGCATATGCCAGAAGAACAGAAGGGCATGGACCTTGACGAGTTGCTTGATCCGGATGAGTTGCGATTGCTGGCAGCGGAGGCGGAGAAGCGGGGGATGACCCCGGCAGAACTGGCAAAGCACGGAATCCAGCAGGAACTCACCAGAAGGACAAGGCCAAGGGCCATGAGCGGGACCATTCAAGCGTTCCGCAGGAAAGACTGAAACACCAAATGGCAGGCATAAAAAAACCGCCTGGCAGGGCGGTCCTTTCAACAGCAGAAACATTTCGTGGGGCCATTATGAACACACTTGTTGCTCCAAGCAATACAGTCAGCATGTCGAGCCGGGAGATCGCCGATCTCACCGGCAAACAACACAAGGATGTCATCCGCGACATCCGCGTGATGCGTGACGCCCTAGAGAAAGATGGCGCAAATCTGCGCCATCTTCAGGAAGAGAAGGATGGACGGGGTTACACCGCCGAGTTCCAGCTTGACCGACTGCTCACCGAGACGCTTCTGACCGGGTACAGCATCCCGCTTCGCCATCGTGTCGTGACACGCTTGGGCGAACTCGAAAAGGTGTCGCGACACGCCGTATTGATGCCTACCAACTTCGCCGAAGCTCTCCAGCTTGCCGCCGATCAGGCCAAGCAGAATGCTTCGCTGCACCAAGTCATCGAGCAGCAGGCGCCCAAGGTTCAAGCCCTGGAACGGCTGTCTGCCACCCAAGGCTCGATCTGCATCACCTCCGCTGCCAAGCAGCTGGGGATCGGCCCACTGAAGCTCTTCAAGTGGCTCAGCGACAACCGCTGGATCTATCGCCGCGCATCCTTTGCCGCCTGGTCTGCCTACCAGCCACGTCTGACCTCGGGTTTGCTCGAGCACAAGCTGGTTACGGTAGGTAAGGGTGTTGAGGAAGACCTCAAGGTGGTTGAGCAGGTCATGGTCACGCGTAAAGGCATCACCACTCTCGCCGAACAACTCCAAGGAAACTCGCTGTGAGCGTTCAAGCAATGTCCTGGGCGCTCTCTCTGCCCGTGCAAACCCTCAAAGACTCAAGTGCGCGTCACGTGCTGCTGTGCCTGGCCAACTATGCCGGTTCGAACGGTGCGGGGGCCTTTCCGTCTGCCTCTACCCTGGCCCAGGACACTGGTCTTTCCGAGCGTACCGTGCGCTACAAGCTGGACGATCTGGAGAAGTTCGGGCTGATCCAGAAGGGCAATCAGGCTATCGCCGCTGTGCACATCGATCGGCATGACCGCCGCCCAGTCGTTTACGACCTTCAGATATTGCGGGGTGCAAATCCTGCACCCCGTGCAAAACGGGGTGCAGATGACGCAACGGGGTGCAACTCACAACAGAACGGGGTGCAGCCTGGAACAGAACGGGGTGCAGCAGCTGCACCCAATCCATCACTTAACCATCAAGGAACCGAAGAGCAGCAGCAGCGCGAGATTTCGGCGTTGATCGCTGAGCAGGATCGCCAGGCGCTGGAGCAGCAGGATGATCGCCAGCGGTTCGCAATGTTTGCTGACTTCGAGCCCTCGGTAGAGGCGCTGGAGACTCAGCTGAAGATCGCCGGTTTACCAGCTGACGCCCTGACCGCTGAACTTTTGTCCGGCTTCAAGGGTTTCTTCGTCGCCAAAACATCTGTTCTCGATACCGCCGCCGGCTGGTGTTTCAAGTTGGTCGGCTGGATCAAGCGCGAGCGAGCCCAGGCCGCCGGATCCGCCTCGGCGGAAGAGGGGATCGCCGGTGAGGACTGGGCATTGAAAGGGGTACGGCTATGAACCGAGCCAACAAACCTGTCGTGGCAAGCCAGCTGGTTGCTCGCCGTCAATGCGATCCGACCTACCAGGGCCCTGACCAGGCTCAGGCCATTGTTCCTGTTGACCCCTCCACCCAGGCTGTCATCGACGACCTTTTCCTCCGTTTGCGCGGGGCATGTGGTGCCTGGCGACAGTCCTGGCCCACCGAGGCTGTCATGAACGCCTCTAAGCTTGAGTGGCTCGGAGAGTTCATGCGCTCAGGCATCAGCCGTATGGAACAGATCGATCACGGCATGCGGGTAGTGAGTGCGAGCAAGTCAGCTTTTGTGCCGGCCCCCGGCGTTTTTGTCAGCTGGTGCTTCGCTCCTGAAGGCTTGGGCCTTCCGAGCGTCGAGTCGGCTTACGCGCAGGCGCTCCGCAACTGCCACCCCGCCATGCGCAACTGTTCGAAGTGGCATCACCCAGCCGTCTACCACGCAACGGCTGCTGCCGGCTTCCACAGCCTGCCGCTGCTCTCCCGCGAGCTGGGTCTGGCGAGCTTCGAAAAGCAGTACCTGAACCAGTGTCGCCGAATCTGGCAGGGCGAGCGTCTTGAGCCCGTCCCGGTAGCCGAACTTTCTTCACCGAAACCCAAAATCACCCCTGATGTAGGCAATAGAGCCTTGGCCGAACTGCGCGCATGCCGCGCCGGAGTATCCCGATGAGCGCACTAAGTACCCAGGTATCCGGCGATCACTACAAATCGCTGTCAATTCAGCCTATCGAATATATCCACGCGAACAGCATTCCATTCGCTGAGGGCAGCGTCATCAAGTATGTTACCCGCTGGCGTGATAAGGGTGGCCTGGCCGATCTGGAGAAGGCAAAGCACTTCCTTGAACTGCTGATCGAGCTTGAGCAGAAAGCTGCCAAGGTGCACGAATGAAGGTCGAATCCAAGAAGCTGCGCGACTCGGCCCGCGACCAGTCCTGCACTTTGCGCCTGAGAGGTTGTGGTCACGATGACGGGACGGTTGTCCTGGCGCATATCCCGTGCGGGCAAAAAGGGATGGGGATGAAAGGCCCTGACGTTATTGCCTGCTTTGCCTGCGACAATTGCCATTCGATCATCGACGGCCGTAAGCGTGGCGAGTTCGAGACTGCTGACTTATTGCGAGCCCTGGCAGAGACCCAGCTGCATTGGATTGGCAAAGGCCTGCTCAAGGTTCCGGGGGTGGCAGCGTGAACGCTCTGATCAAAACTCTGACGGTGAAGCTGTCGGATGCCGAGATCGTCCGCAATGCCAAGCTTGAGCACGTGCGCGATCTGCGGGACGCCAGTCACCCAGCGTTGCACTTTCGTTTCGCGAAGAATCGCACGCGCGGCTCTTGGTACTTGCTCAACAAACGCCAATGGCACCGCATCGGCGCCTTTCCTGACCTGAACACAAAACAAGTCATCGCGGCCTTGCCGGCGGTGCGACTGCGCGTAGCCGCCGACGGCGCCGCCAGCGTTTCGGGGTGGGTGACGGTGGGGGAGCTGCTCGACTGGTTCGGTGAGCGCATGGCCAAGTCGCGCGCGTTGTCCGATAAACGCCGGAAAGCGGTCAAGTCCGCGATCAGCTGCCAACTCAAGCCGCGCTTGGACGGTTTGCCGCTCGCCGACGTAAGTGCCCAGACCTTGGACAAGTTGCTGATGTGGCCAGCCCAGGAGGAGCTGTCACTGTCGTACGTTCAGCAGCTGTTTCGCCTGGTCGCCATGGCCTTCCGTCAGGCGCGCAAGTTGGACCTGATCCCTTTTAACCCTGCGGCCGAACTCAAGTTCAGCCACTTCACCACGGCGCGCATCCAGCCCAAGCCCGCCCGTCTGCGCGATGTGCAGTTACCCGAACTGGTGACGCTGCTGGCTGAGCGTTTCGACAGCGCGCCAGGTGACGCCATGCTGGCCTTGATGATGTTGTGCCACGGCACCCGGATCGGTGAAACCCGCCAGGCGCGGTGGGCTGACATTGCGCTGCCCGAGCGTGAATGGTTCCTGCCCGCCGAACACACCAAGACCAAAACCGAACTGCGCGTGCCACTGACCGATCAGGTGTGTGCACTGCTGCGCCGTTACCGCGAACGCCAGACTGCCCAGGGCTACGTCGGGACCTTTCTGTTCCCTTCGCGCCGTGGCAAGCCGCTGAGCGACAACCAAGCCAGCGCTGTATTCACCCGGTTAGGGCAGGGCGCCTGGACCAGTCACGACCTGCGCAAGGTGGCCCGAACTGCCTGGACTGACCTCGGCGTCGACGGCCACATCGGCGAGATGCTGCTCAACCACTCGCTCGGCAAGATCGCCTCGACGTACATCAACACTCAGGCCAAAGAGCAGCGCCGCTTGGCGTTGGTGAAGTGGCACAACTGGTTAGACGCACGCGGCTTCAAGGCGATTCACGCGCAGACAGGCGTTAGATATGAAGATTCGCAAAACCTCGTAGACGCCTTGAACGGCCAGGGCTGCGAGCCAGAACCACAATTTGTTAAGGGCGAGGTTTAAAAATGATGAAAAAGCAGCATGGCCCCGCCTTTCGAAAGGATTTGAAGCTGCTCAACAAGTGCCCTGACTGCCAGGGTCGAGGCTTCACCAACGGGGTTTTCCATCAGCTTGATTGCGGCGCCTGCCACTCTTCCGGCCTGGTCGAGGCGGGCACCGGGAAACCGTTGGAGCTCCAAGAGCTCGTTGCTCAGCTGAGTCTTCGGCTTCAACTCGCTCAGCGAGAAATAGAAGCTTTGAAGCGTGAGCCGGCCATGAAGGGCCCGGCCGCAATTTATGAGCAGAACAACCGCCGCGGCGCCGGCGGTACCAACTTCACAGGGGATTGAGCCATGGCTATGTATAACGACGTGATGGGAACCCTGGTGCGGGTGCTGGCAGCGGACAACATAGACAACAGCACCAAGCAGTCCTGGCAGAAGCTGATCGACGCCGACCTTCGGCAGGGTGGCACCGGCAGCACGCTGTCAGTGCGTGACAAGTTCGATTACGACTGCTGCCTCTACGCGCTGCTTCATCGTCAACTCGATTCTGCGCAGTGGGATGTGCTGGTGGCCAAGTACTCCACCCACAAGGCCAACAAGGTCAGCGCCATCGGTAGGCTGGTGGCCCGCATGGTTTCGCCGGCGCCGCAGCTGTTCATCTATAAGGCGCTGACGGCTTGGGCTATACCGAAGCTGAGGGGCGTGCAGGTTGGTAAGCGCTCCACCGACATGATCGTGCTGCCTGCAGAGTTCTACGACATGAACACCTGGGATCTGGCCGGCTCCCCGGAGCGCACGCGCCGCAACTGGCGAGGCGGAATCCACAAACGTTTGGAGAAGCTCGAAGAGCAGGCCGTGATCCACGCGACCGAGATATTCGACAGTGAGCAAATCTTTGTAGATGCCGCTTGACCCGTTGGCCGACTGGCCGTAAATTAGCCCCATCATGTCGATCTTGCGCGTATGAGAGTCGACACACAAAGCCCGACCAAAGAGTCGGGTTTTTTATGACCCAAATTCAGCAAACCTAGCCTAACCAATCGTGGTTTTGCGTTCAGGGCGGCTGATCTCTTTGAGCTTGAAGGTGATGCTGATATCTTGAGCGTCTTACTGAACCAACGTCTTAGAGGGATCTTATGCAGTCGTTTTTGTTGAAGACTTTTGGTGGGCTTACGCGCAGCTACTACATCCGCCAGCTTATTTTCGGCTCGTTGTTTGCGATTCTGATTTTGTCGGTTGCAGCCAATAGCCAAACTGGTCTGATGGGCAAGCCTGGATTGATTGTCATGGCTATCGTCTGCACGCTGCTGTACCCATACTCCCGTTTCGTTTACGAGAGTGTCGTAGGCTATGTGATGGGTGAAAACGTGTTCTTCGTGAATGCCATCCTGATGCTGATGGTAAAGGGCTTCACGATGGCTATGTGCTGGTCGTTTGCGATTTTCATTGCGCCAATTGGTCTTGCTTACCTTTACTGGCATAACAGCAGACAAGTTTCCTGAGTTCCGAGGCCCGGCCCCAGCGAGCCAACCCATAAAGCCGGAGTTCAGCACCGGCCCTCTGCACCCATACCAAGCCTCGGCATTTACCGGGGCTTTTTCGTTTTTGGGCGACCGCGCTCAATTCCAGTGCTGTTGTTTATTCGAAGTCGCGCGGTGCGATTCTCAGCCAAATTTTGTTGGCAACCCAGATCCAAGCGAGCACGTAAAATATTGCGAGCAAGATTTCCCATCTGGCTGGTTCAAGTTTGCGTAGTGCAAACGTGATCAGAACAGTCGTGGTTGTGGCAAGAGCTACCCACAAAAGAATGCCTTGCGACCATTCACTGAGCCGCTGGCGACCTTCCGTCGTTAGGGAAGCAATTGTCGAAATTGCGCTCACAAGCGCCACAAAAATTCCGAGGCAGGTTAGCGCATCTGATAAACCCATTTACGCAGCCTCTACAGAAACTAAAAGACGCTTGCCCAGGGCGGCCAGGGCTTTCTCTATCGCTTCCATCTTAGAGGTGTGAAGGAAGTCGACCAGCCGATCGCCCTGTGTCTGCGCCAGGCCCAGCAGTCGGCACAGATCCGCCTTACGCATATCACGAGCCATCATCTCGTTCCAAAGAACGATCTTCGCCACGGTGACGGCTGGTAAGTGGATGACTTGTTCGCCTGGCTGCGCCGGTGATGCTTCAGGAGTTGCTCGGCGCTGATCCACGTAGATCGACAACGTCGTCTCAATGGCGTCCATGGCTTCCCGGATCGCGTGTTCTTTATCGTCGCCGTAGCTGTTCAGCTCTGGCAGATCGCGGCAAAAGACTGCCAGACCTGGAGCGGTGTCTTGCTCAAATCGAATTGCATAGTCGTACAT